CATCTTGAACTGCTTGTATTCGCGTTTGCGCGTAGGATTTCCAGCGAGCTTGGCAAGATGTTCTCCCGCGTGTTTGCCTTTCGCCTCCAATCGTTTGTCGCACTCTTCCGGTGCCTGCTCTCCGGCCTGGCACATTGCCATATCTTTCTGCATGGACGGAATGTGAACCTCCAGATGAATGACGTGATTTTGTCCCGGCACAACCATCGCCTCCGCCTCTTCGCCAAGCATCGAGAAGCCATTGTCTTCCTGCGCCGCAAGTGCCGCATCGTTGGTGGCGTCCCGTCCGGTTGTGAGACTTGGAACAATGGCGTCAACGCTGTGGAAGCTCGTCATCACCGAAACGAACTGGCGTTTGATTTCGTTCTGCCCCACCTCATCGAAGCGGTCTATGTTCGCCATCAACTGATTGACGATTTCGATACGCATGGCTGCGCTGCCAAGCCCCAGCGAACGATTGGCGCGGATGCCTGTCACAGCCTGCAACGCCTTGTGCTCCACTCCCAGCTTGTCGCAAAGTTTGTAGCAGCGTTCCTGAAACTTTAGCGCCTCTTTTGCGCCAGGATGCCAAGGCTTCAAATCAGGGTTTGTTGCCCGACGCCACATCTCCGAATACTGCCGGTCTTTGCATCGCATGTATCGGTTGTGCAGTCCCTTGGAAACCTTCGCGCGCTCAGCGGCGCGAATCATCGCGCCCTTGGCGGTTTCCTCCACGGTCGGCGCGGCCAAGTCATTTTGGTTGGATGCTGCGGTGTTCTGGATTAACGTTTGCGTGAACGCCGCTGAGACTTCCAGCGCCGGATTGATCCCCTGACTCATGTTCAACTGGAGCGGGTTGATTCCGTTCGGGATGAAGTTGCCGCCACCCCATTTGACCATCTTGAAGTCTTCCAACTTGGCGTTCGTGGTCGGTTGCCACATCGGCTTGATGCCTGTTACCACAAGGTCAGCAATGCTGTTGTCAATCTGATTCAGCAACGCGCAGAACGGGTAGATGTCAGTGCCTAACCCCTTGATGGAATGATACGTTCCATCGGCCCCGATGTCGTATGGGAACAGACAGATGCACTGGTCCCAGCCTTCATACCGGCTTTGGCTGTCGAAGATGAAAGCAAAGTCCGCCTGCCCCTCTTTTGCAGGAACGATCTTCTGCGAAATCGTTCCGTCCATTTCCTCGACAAACAACGTGGAAAGCTGGATGCGTTTCGTCTGCGTTTGCGTCACGTAGATGTCGCCGTTCTTAAACGCCTGATTCCACCGCTGCCACTCGCGGTTCCACCCGTAGGCTTCGCTGCCGTTGGTGGCGCTGTCCATGATGACCTGCTTCACCGCCTCGACATTCCATCCCGCTGCCGTTGCGGCCTTTTCGTTTTCTATCTTGCGCCAGAGTTGGCCGGCGCTCATAGGCGTAAAGACCATCGCCATTTCGCAGTTGTCCAAGGAAAGCTCGGTGCCGTCTGGAAAGTATATGTTCCCCGCCAGAATCGCCTTCGGACGCCAATCCAGCGAATCCTCCCACGCCAGCACGCCGGGACCGTGGAGAAGCATTTGCAGGTCGCAAAGCTGACTCATGTCGTCAAACCCGCGCCAGTTGAAAACCATGCTGTGAAAATACTCGGCAAACCCGCGCATCAATTCCGCGTCCTGTGCCGCGTCGCCGTAGTCCAGATCGCCGTCAATGCAGAGCGGAACCTCGCACACCATATCGAAAAACGGCGTCCAAGCGTTCATAATGTTCCCGCGATGCCGCTTAAAGTTCAGGTTGGAGTCATTTCCGCGCCCGGCCCTGATAAGATCGCCTTGCGCCTTTGGGGCGTTGCCGTCAAATGCGCCCTGCACCTTGGCGCGACGAGCAGCCCTTAGCCGGTCGTCATTAACGAATCGCTGACAGATTTTCAGCGCGTGCTTCGGGTCTGAGACGCGCGATTTAATCGGCTCCCCTGACTTGGTTAAGTCAGCAAGTTTCCCGTCTGGAGGAGCTTGGTTTGTCATCTGTGCGGAGTTTTTACGTTGTTTGCGTAAATAGTCAAACGGTTTCCGCGTCCATCTCCTCAATTCCCTGCCGTTTCCAGCATTTTGGCGGAAAAAGCGGCATCATTTCCGGCGTAACGCCGCGTTTTAGGTGCTCAATCGGCACCCAAACCTGGGCTTTATTGCTGCATTTGCACACGGAACAGGCGTGCAGGTCCAAATCTCGCGTGGTTCCTTCGCCTCCGACAATCGCCGCAACAGTGTCAGCCAGTTCAGGGCAGTCTCCGCCGCACGGTTTGGAGTATTGGGCGTTGCGGCTGCACAGGAAACAGATTTGCGCCCGACGTTCAGCTTCCGCCCTGTCCACCGTCTTGCGACCCCCGATGATGAATGACGCCAGCACCTTCGTCCCTGCCCAAATATCGCTCCACTGCAAATCCACGCCGCTGACCGAGATTCCGTCACCGGAACAGAATCGGCGCGCGGTCTGTGGTCCAAGCTGCTCGCAGATATATTGCTCGATTTCCGACTCGGGAATGGGAGGAAATCCGTTGGCAGTGCAGTAGTCGCGAACCTGCCAAAGAAGCAAATTGTATGTGCCGCTGTTGAAATTGTGGCCCGTGATCGGGTGCTTGAATGGGTATCCACCGGGCGGAACCATCGTTCTATTGGTCAGTGTCATCTCGTTCATATCGCAAAAGCTGCGGTCGAATCTTCGTAATCCGATTCATCCCCTTCCATATTCATCTTCTCCGCCGCCGTGTTCCATGCTGTCGCATCCACCACTACGTTGTCCGCCACGCCCGCCGGCATGATGCCTTTCTTGCGAAGCACAAACGCGGCGATGCAGGCCGCATCCGCCAAATCGGGACTGCGCGCCTTGAGCTTCTTCATTTCGCTTTTTGGCAGCACATGCGTCTTATTGCCCTTGCGGATATAGTCGCGGGAAGTCAGCTCGCGGATCGTGTCGGCGTCGGTCAGTCCGCGCACCTGTCCGCCCTCGATAAACCGGCGCATCGAATACCAGATTTCCGTCACTTTGTTCCCGTAAAGCTCGTGCCACGTCGTCGGCCTGTCCGTGGATACCGCCGTCTTTTCCGCCGCGCCACCGAACTCCACAGGAATGATGTCGCGCGACCAGCTTCCCGACATGATGCCAAACGGTCCCGCGCCTTCGCCGGTCACGTCGCACGCCAGGTTGCGCGGCGGGATGGGATGCGACTGGCCGTTGATCTTGTAGTTCCGGCACGTTTCCTCCACGGCAGCGGCAATTCCGTAGTGGATGAAGCGTTTGTCCTGAGTCATGTCGATGTTCACAATGACCGGCGCTTGAAACTCGATGCCCGTCACGCCGCTGGCGAACTCGCCGAACTTGAACGGGTAAAGCACGCGCCTGTCCCCGCCTTCAAACGCCACGTCGAAGCCAGCGCCCATCTCCCATCGCGCTTTCCACACAGCTTTGTCAGCGGTGTTGAACTGCGAAAGCAGGAACGCATCCATGACCGTTGTGGACAGGCCGGACGGTGCCCAAAAGCCCCGGCACTCACGCCAGTAATCCGGCGTGTTCTCGCCGCCAAAGAATCGCGCATCCTTTTCGAGCTTCTTGCGCCCGATGTAGAAATGGAACTTGGCCGGATCATCCAGCGACGGCGACTTGTGCCCGTCCAGATGCACGCAACAGCCGCCGAGTTTGGTCAGCCAAAACTCGTCATTCACCGTGACGCTATTCCAGCCGTTCACCGGCTCGCAGTAGATTCCGTGCTGGTCTGAGTAATCGGTGGCGTTCCCCAGCCCGATGAACTGAAATTCCATCGTGCCTGAGTCCAGGTTGCGGCACGCCTTGGCAATCGCCTCGGGCATGGCCGTCATTTCATCCGTGACGACAAACACGCGCCGGTTGTGAATGCCCTTGATGCGGCCCACGGCGTTATCCACGGAACCGCCCTGATCGACGGCGCGCCCGAAGATGGCGCTTTTCGTGTCCTCACCGCTCCACCGGATGATGGTGTCAGACGGCACGATTTGCAGCCAGCCAATCGTCGGGTCGGACAACGGCTGCTTGCACTTCTGTATCCAATCCACCAGCTCGCTCCAGATACGCTGCTTGAGCGCGGTGACGCTGGTTGAGGTCAACATGCATGTCGTGTGCTCGCGGGCACACAGCCAGTTGCAGAGAATCCACAGCGCAGCCCTTGAGCTTTTGCCAGTTCCCGCCGCCCCTGTACTTGTCAGTTGCTCCCACCACGCATAATCCGCCTCAAACGTCGTGCCGATGGTGCGTTCCACGGTTTCCTTCGCCCCGCACAGCGCGCCAAAGAACAGGTCGCTCCAACGGTCCCACATGAAAAGCGGTTCCGGCCAAAGCTCAGTGACGAGACGCTTGAACCATTTCAGCTTTTCCTCGCCTTTGCCGAGTCCGAACTTGGTCAGGCACAGATGCCACGGCTCATAACCGGGCGGCAGCGCAAAGTTGTCGTAGCTGATGCGCTGCGCTGGCTTGGCTTTGGCGGTCATCGTTCCGGCTCCGGGTAGCGGCTGACCGACGAACCAATAAACTCGCGTGCGCCAGCCC